AGGAAGACGTACTAAAACCCTATGACCCCCCACCTTGTCTAAAAAGCCTTTTTGCTATAAAATTTTTACAAAATTCAAAACGTATCGGTATGCTATTAAAAGAAGATCCAGAAACAGAAATTGTTAGGCTTGAATATAGATTAGCGAGACTGACTGCTTTAGAGGATGCAAAGAAAAACTTCCTATCTTTTGTAAGATTTATCTGGCCTCAGTTCATTTGTGGATATCATCATAGAGAGATGGCAAAGCAGTTTGAACGGTTAGTAAACAATGAATGTAATCGGATTATAATCAACATACCGCCTCGTCATGGTAAATCTGAATTAACTTCGTATTTATATTTAGCATGGTTAATGGGTAATAACCCTCAATCTAAAATTATTCAAGCAACCCACACAGGTGAGTTAGCAGTTAGATTTGGTCGTAAGGTTAGAAACCTTATGGATAGTGATGCGTATAAAGAGGTATTCCCCGATGTAAAACTTGCGGCAGACAGCAAAGCTGCAGGTAGATGGGAAACAAATAAGGGAGGGGAATACTTTGCCGCTGGTGTTGGTGGTGCGATGACAGGTCGTGGTGCTGACTTTTTGGTTATTGACGATCCGCATTCGGAGCAAGATGCTTTATCTGAAACGGCTATGGAAAAAGCGTATGAATGGTATACCTCTGGTCCTAGACAGCGTTTGCAACCAGGAGGAAAAATACTTTTGGTTATGACCAGATGGTCTAAAGTTGACTTAACTGCTCAGGTATTAAATGACCAAGCAAAAGATAGTCGTGCGGATAAATGGGAGGTTATTGAGTTTCCAGCATTGTTGCCTAGTGGCAAACCAACATGGCCTGAGATGTGGAAAGAAAAAGATCTTTTAGCTGTAAAAGCAGCTTTGCCTATATCTAAATGGAATGCTCAATGGCAACAAAACCCGACAGCAGAAGAAGGAGCGATATTTAAAAGAGAGTGGTGGAATGTATATGATGGTCAAACCATACCTGCGTTAGATTATGTAATACAGAGTTATGATACTGCGTATACCAAAAAAGAGACAGCAGACTTTTCTGCAATCACAACGTGGGGAGTTTTTCGCCCAGATGAAGAAACAGAGGCTTTGATTTTAATTGACTCAAAGAAAGGAAGATGGGATTTTCCTGAGTTGAAAAAGGTCGCATATGAATTATATAAATATTGGAATCCAGATTGTGTTTTAATAGAGGCTAAGGCATCAGGTTTACCTTTGTCTCAAGAACTTCGCAGAACGGGTATTCCTGTAGTAAACTACTCACCTGGAGGAAGAAACTCTGGAACAGACAAAATTAGTAGAGCAAACGCAATTGCTCCTGTTTTTGAATCTGGAATGGTGTGGGCTCCAGATGAACCTTGGGCAGAAGAAGTTGTTGAAGAGATGGCAGAATTTCCGTATGGTGACCATGATGACTTGGTTGATAGTGCGGTTCAAGCTGTTTTGCGGTTTCGTCAGGGTAACTTTATTGGTTTACCCTCTGATTATATTGAGGACGAAATGGGTCCTCCACAATTTTCGTATTACTGATAAATGGAAAAATTAAACGCAGAAACTTTAGATACTTTATTTGCTAATCCAAATGTGCAGAACATGGCAGAACTGATTGGTAAATATGAATCAAACAATACATATGATATAAATGTTGGTGGGGCTAAGATTGATGTAAGCGATGGCTCAGAACACCCTCGACAGTTTGATGTAAAAACAAAAGAGGGTAAAAGTTCTGCAGCTGGTAGGTATCAGATTACTTCGACTACTTTTGATGATATTACTAGCCAAAACCCTCAAGCAGAAATTACAGATTTTTCTCCTACATCGCAGAACAGAGCTTTTGTTTTGTTATTGCAAAGAAGAAAAGCTTTAGAGCCAGTTTTAAAGGGAGATTACACTACAGCAGTAGAGTTATTAGCAAATGAGTTTGCTTCTTTGCCTTCAGCTAAAACTAGTCAACCTAGAAAAGGTTATGATGAAGTCGAAAGAGATTTTGCTTTTTACAAACGTCCTAAAACAGTACCAAGAGAGTTAGCAGGAGATCTTCCTCCTGTTACTCCTGATCAAATAAAAAATGCTAATTTTAGTATTTTTGGAGAATTTGTTTCTCCTGACAAAGAAGGTAAAAGTCCTACAGCTGGTAGATATCAACAACCGTCTAGCTATGATATTGCCGCGTCAATTCAATTTCTTTCGGAAAATCAAACTCAATCAGAGAAAGATTTTTTATCTGCCGTGAGCCTTGGTGCAATGCCCAAGAAAGGTAAGATTGACCCTTTGTCCAAGTTTCTTAAAGAGTCTGCTCAGGATGAGACTGCTTTAGATGTTATGGTCGAGAAACAAGAACCAAGGAACAAGGTTCCTTCTATAGAGGGAGTTAAGAAGTTTCAAGATGGGGGTGAGGTAGAATTCAAAATGCCTAGATCTGCTTTAGTTGGTGACGATATTATTGAGATACCTGAGAGTCAGCGTAAGGTTACTTTGACTATGAATGATTTAGAAAACCTAGCAGATGCCGCGAGTTTTGTTCCTGTTCCTCAAGTTAAGTTTCCTGCGAAAGCAACTAAGGGAATTATGTCTCTTTTGAAGTTAGACAAGATAGATCCTTTTTTGAAAAAAGATTATTTAAAAAAGCTTGAAGGTGATTTAATTTCAAAAGAATTTGAAAGAATTGGGGTTGATGTGCCTTACGTTCAAAATAAATTAGAAAAAGCAATGAAGGGTTATAAACCTAAGCCTGAGGGTAAATTAAGAATGGAATTATTGTCAGGAGAAATATATGAACCAGGAAGAACAGGTCCTTTTACTCCTGGTATGGATACTCTTCAAATGCAGGAGAGTCGCTTAAATAGTTTGTTAAAAAAAAGCGAAATTAAAAAAGATCCTTATATTTTGAATCCGATGGAATATTATCAACTTTCTAAAAAAGATAAAGATTTTATAAAAAACGTAGTTAGAAAAAACTATCCTGACTTTGGTGTAAAAAGCGATGCATCTACCATGCGATCTCAAGCCATAGAACAATCTTATGATCGACTGCTTGATTTTGTTGGCAATAAATTGAGAAGAAAATCTATGGGAATTGGTAAATTTTACAGAAAAAAAGAGATAGACGATCAGTTTACAGATACAGTTTTAAATGAAGCTTTGAAGGAAATTGATTCAATTACTAAGTTTAGAGATCAGAGAAAAGTAGATTCTGTGTTTTCTGAATTAATGAAAAAACAACAAGGAAGATAAATGGCTAACCCATTTGACAATGTAGAAAAAGCCCTGACCCCTGATTCTTTACCAGAGGGTTCTGTAACCGTGGAGATAGAACAGACCACAGTTGCTCCAGAAGAAGTTAGTGTAATTCTTGATGATGAGGGTGGTGCAACGATAAACATTGGTGAAGATGAGCAAGAAGAAGTTTCTAAGCATGAAGAGAACTTAGCAGAAAAAATTGAAGATTCTGACTTAACAAAAATTTCTTTAGACATTCTTGATTTGTATGAGTCAGATATGTCGAGTCGTGATGCTTGGGAGAGGACGTATTCTGAGGGATTAAAGCTTTTAGGTTTCCAATATGAGGAAAAAACACAGCCTTTCCGTGGTGCATCAGGAGTTCATGTTCCGTTGATGACGGAAGCAATTATTCAATTCTGTGCTCAGGCTATGAAAGAGTTGATGCCATCTGGTGGTCCTGTAAGAACACAGGTTCTTGGCACTCCGACTAAGAAAAAAGAGCAACAAGCACAAAGAATCAAAGATTTTATGAATTACCAAATTACTACGGTGATGAAGGAGTACACTCCTGATTTTGACCAAATGTTGTGGTATGTAGGGTATGGTGGTTCAGCATTTAAAAAAGTTTATTACGATCAATCAAAAAAGAGATGCGTATCTCCATTTATTTTGCCAGATAACTTTGTAATGCCGTATGACGGTTCAAGCAATCCTTGGGAAAATGAGCGTTGTATTCAAATGGTTCAGATGTCTGGCAATGAGTTGAAAAAACGTCAGATTGATGGAACGTATAGAGATATAGATTTACAAGAAAAAACACCAGAAATTAGTTCAATTCGTGAAGCTGAAGATCGTGTATCTGGTATAGATAGTAATGAAAGTGATTCAAACTACACTTTATTAGAAGCTCATATTCATTTAGATTTACCTGGTTACGGTAACAAAGATGGATTAAAACTACCTTACATTGTAACGATAGATAAAGATTCTGGAGAAGTTTTATCGATTTACAGAAACTATGACGAGGATGATGAAGATTTTACTCCACGACAGTATTTCATACATTATATGTTTTTACCTGGCCCTGGTTGCATGGGTTATGGTTTAGTTCACTTAATTGGAAACCTAACAAGATCGGCTACTGCCGCATTAAGACAATTGCTTGATGCAGGAACATTAGCTAATTTACCTGCTGGATTTAAGGCTAGAGGTTTACGGATTGCAGATGATGATAAACCGCTACAACCAGGAGAGTTTAGAGATGTTGATGCGGGAGGAGGTGATCTACAATCTTCGTTATTACCTTTACCATACAAAGAGCCTAGTCAAACTTTGTTTACGTTGTTAGGGTTTTGTATTGATATGGGTAGACGATTATCGAGCATTTCTGATATGCAAATTGGAGATGGTAATCAACAAGCAGCAGTAGGCACAACAATTGCAATGTTAGAAAGAGGTGCAATGGTTATGTCTGGCATTCATAAAAGACTACACTACGCACAAAAACTAGAGTTTGAATTAATGGCAAATGCTTTTCATAGGTATTTACCTGATGAATATCCATATGATGTGCCTGGTGCAGATCGAACTATTTTAAAAGAAGATTTTGATGAAAGAATTGATATTATTCCTAGTGCAGATCCGAATATTTATTCTGCTGCTCAAAGAATTACAATGGCTCAAACTCAGTTGCAGTTAGCTCAATCAAATCCTCAGATTCATAATATTTATGAAGCGTATAGAAGAATGTATGAAGCTTTAGGAACAAGAGATATTGACATGATTCTTAAACCTGATGATACTCAAACTCCTGAACCAAAAGATCCCGCAACAGAAAATGCAGAGGCTTTAGATGGTAAAAATTTAAAGGCTTTTCCTGGTCAAGACCACGATGCACACATTTTAAGCCATTTATTGCATTTATTAACTCCAATTGTTGCACAGAATCCTTTAGCTGCAACTAATTTAACAAAACATATTTTAGAACACGTTAGATTAAAATCAGAAGAGATGACAGAGGCAGAGTTGTTTAAGCAATTTGGTGAAAATTATAAAAATGCAGTTTCACCAATAGAAAAAGAGTCTAGAGTAGCTAAAATGGTTGTACAGAATATGCAACAATTACGAGAAGCCTCTAATCAGTTGTCTGGTGTAGGGCAACCTGACCCAATAGTTCAGCTAAAAGAGAAAGAATTACAACTTAGAGCACAGGATACTCAAAGAAAAGCACAAGAAAGTGCTCAAAAAATTAATTTACAAGCTCAAGATATGCAAATGGATGCTCAACTTGCTCAAGAAAGGCTTCAAACAACTAGAGATATAGCTGATGAAAAAGCAACTATTGCTAGGGAAAGAGTTGACCAAGAAGAAAGAAAGCAAATAAGAGACAATAAAGGAGAAAATTGAACGTAGATCGATTACTAAAGTACATAAAACAAAGAAAAAAGGAAATATCAGAGGTAATGGTTGGTGGTGGCCTAAAAAATATAGAACATTATCAAAGATTACTAGGCAATTTAGATGAACTTACGTCTATTGAAGAAAAAATTAAACAGACGCTAGATGAACATGAATAAAATCATGCAATACAGGAGAAATTATGGCAGAAATGACAGCTTTACAAAAAAAATGGGCAGATGATCGCAAAGAAACTCTTCCCGATGTAGAAAAAACTACAAAATTAGACCCTAAAAACTTAGATGAGTCTCTTTTAGAAAGAATACCAAAGCCAACTGGTTGGAGAATGGTTGTTTTGCCGTTTAGACCACCAAAAAAAACAAAAGGCGGCCTTTATTTAGCGGAAAAAGCAGTAGAAAAACAACAAGTTGCTACTGTGTGCGGATATGTTCTTGAAACAGGTCCTTTAGCGTACTATGATCAAGAAAAATTTCCACACGGGGCATGGTGTAAAAAGGGAGATTGGGTAGTTTTTGCTCGATATGCGGGTGCTCGTATTAACATTGAAGACGGTGAAATACGCATTTTAAATGATGACGAAATTTTGGCTACTATAAAGGATCCAGAAGACGTTATCCACATGGTTTAAAAGGAGATTTCCATGCAAGAACAAATAGAAGAAACACAAATTGAAGTTCCTTTAACAGAGGAAGATAAAGAAACAGAGGTTCAAATACCTGACAATAAAAAATCTGAGCCAGATGTTGTAGAAGTAATTGAAGCGGAAGAACCGTTAGAAGAATCAAAAAAAGACTCTTCTGAGGATCAAAATGAAGAACATGAGCAGTATAGTGCGAAAGTAAAAAAACGCATTGATAAAATGACAGCAAAACTTCGTGAAGCAGAAAGAAGAGAACAAGCTGCTGTAGAATATGCTCAAAATGTTCAAACTCATTTAGATCAAGAACGAAAAAAGGCATCTGCTCTTGACAATAGCTATTTGACTGAAAGTGAGGGAAGAATAGAGTCTCAATTAGCGATTGTAGAAGCTAATTTACAAAATGCTGTGAACAATGGGGATGGCAAAGCTGCTGTAGAGGCTCAAAAAGTTTTAGCTCAACTTGTTTATCAAAAAGAAAAACTTGAGAATGATAAGAAACAAAGAAAAGTTCAACAGGAAGAAAAAATTGAAAAACCTGTTACACAACAACCCCAACAACAAAGAATTGATCCTAAGGCACGAAAATGGGCTGAAGATAACGAATGGTTTGGTGAAGATAGAGTTATGACTTCTGGTGCTATGGAAATTCACAGTCAATTAAGCTCAGAGGGGTTTGACTTAACATCTAATGAGTATTATGATGAATTAAATCGGAGGATTCGTAAAGAATTTCCGCACAAATTTAAAAAACAGGCGGATACTAGCAACGTCCCAAGTGTCGCACCTGCTACGAGAAGTAATAAAACTGGACGCACGAGATCAATAAAACTCACTCAAAGTGAAGTTAGTATTGCAAGACGATTAGGTGTTCCTTTGGAAGAATATGCAAAATATGTTAGGAGGTCGTAATGACTGCTTTAAATAAAAAAAGTCGTGGCAGCGAGACACGCTCAAATAAACTTCGTAAAAAAGCATGGGTACGTCCTTCAAGGCTAGATACTCCACCCGCTCCTCCAGGGTATAAGCACAGATGGCTTCGTGCTGAATCTGGCGGTAGAGAAGATAGAATGAACGTGGCTGCAAAGTTACGAGAAGGATATGAATTGGTTAGAGCAGAAGATAATCCAGAATTTGTCGTTCCTACTATGGACGATGGAAGACACGCGGGAGTTTGTGCCGTGGGAGGACTTGTGTTAGCCAAGATTCCTGAAGAGATGGCAGATCAAAGAAATGCATATTATCAACAAAGAACCCAAGACCAAATTTCGGCTGTTGACAATGATTTATTAAAAGCCAATGCACATGGTTCAATGGTAATTGATAAACCAAACCGACAGTCTCGTACAACTTTCGGAAGCCCTGAGGCGGAAGAAAATTAATTAAAAGGATAAATAATGGCTAATGTCGATAAAGCCTCTGGTCTTCGTGCTCTAGGCAACCTTTCTGCAACTGGTTCTCAGAAGCAGTTTGGTTATCAGATAGCGGACAACCAAGCAGGGGCTATTTTTCAAGGTGACCTTGTTACCTTAAAGGACGGCTTTATTCTCCAATTTGACCCATCATCGCATACTGCGGCTGTTGGAGTTTTTAATGGAGTTTTTTACACCGACCCTACAACAGGTAAACCTACTTTCAAAAATTTCTATCCAGGTTCTGTGAATATTACTACAGGTACTATTCAGGCAGATGTTCTTGACGATCCAAATCAATTGTTTGTTATTCAATCTGATGAGGACATTGTTCAAGCTGACTTTGGTAAAAATGCTGATGTAACAGTTGGTACAGGAAGCACAACTACTGGAGTTTCTGCTATGGAGCTTGATTCTTCAACAATCGCAACAACCGCAGCACTAAACCTAAAACTGGTTGGTATTTATGATACTCCAGGGAACGCTTTAGGTAATTTTTGTGAGGTTGTAGTTAAAATCAATGAACACTTGTACGGTAGTGCTGGTGTTGCAGGTCAATAAGGAGTTAGACAATGGCAATTTCTAGATCACAACTAGTCAAGGAGCTTGAGCCAGGTCTTAATGCTCTTTTTGGACTAGAATATTCAAACTACGAAAATGAACACGCTGAGATTTATGATACAGAGACATCTGACCGTGCTTTTGAAGAAGAGGTAATGCTTTCAGGTTTCGGTGAAGCTCCTGTAAAAACAGAGGGTGCTGGTGTCTCTTTTGATGCTGCACAAGAAGTTTATACAGCTAGATATTCACACGAAACAATTGCTTTAGCATTTTCTTTAACAGAAGAGGCAATTGAAGATAATCTGTATGATAAGCTTTCTGGTCGTTATACTAAGGCTCTTGCTAGAAGTATGGCAACGACAAAGCAAATTAAAGCAGCTAATGTTCTTAATAACGCTTTCACCACTTCTACTGGTGGCGATGGAGTAGCTCTTCTTTCTACAGCACACCCAACATTGGGTGGAGCTAACTTAGCGAATAAATTGACTACTGACGCAGATTTAAATGAAACCTCTCTTGAGCAATCTCTTATTGATATTGCTGCATTTACAGATGAGCGTGGACTTAAAATCGCTGTCAGGGGTTTAAAGTTAATTATTCCTAAGGAACTTCAGTTTACTGCTGATAGAATTTTAGAGTCTACTTTAAGACCAGGAACGGCTGATAATGACATTAACGCTACTCGTAACATGGGAATGCTCCCACAAGGGTATACGGTAAATCATTATCTTAATGATCCTGATGCGTTTTTCATTAAAACCGATTCTCCAAATGGAATGAAGATGTTTCAACGAGTCGGTATTAAAACTGCCTTTGAGGGTGATTTTGATACTGGTAATGTTCGTTACAAAGCTCGTGAAAGATATTCATTTGGTTTCTCAGATCCTAGAGGAATGTTTGGTAGTCAAGGTGCTTAATTGGGTTGGGGGCTTTTGCCCCCTTTCCTTTTTTTGGAGATACAAATGGATATAATTTTTAAAGTTTGGGAGTCTTGGGCAAAACAAACTTCTGAAACAACTAAAAATGTTATAGACGCTAATGCGGCAATAGCAAAAAGTATGGTTGAATACTCACAAAAGCCTTATACTTGGTTAAAAGAAACTATTAAAAAATAACTAGGGTTAATTAGTCATACATACTGACCTAGCAGACATATTAGAGATTGTATGACGAGTGCTAATACACGGAGAAACAAATGGCAACAACAACATTTTCAGGTCCAGTAAAAGCTGGAACAATTAAAAATACTACAGGAACTACTGTAGGCACTAACATTACCAACGTAGGTTCAGTTGTAATGGCTCAGTCTGTTGTGATAGATATTATCGGAGCAGATGCTCTTAATCAAAGAGTAGCTATTCTTCCTGCAAATTCACAAGTTGTGGATGTAATTTTAAATGTAACTACAGTCAACAATGATTCTGGTACAGCTACTGTTGCAGTAGGAACTTCTGCTGATGCAGATGCTTTTATTCCTGCTACTAACGTAAAAGCTTTAGGAACAACTCGTGGAACTTTGGATACAGAAGCTACTGATGTAGGTACTACCGACTTAGAAGTTATGGCCGATTTTGTGGCTGGAACAGAAGACGGTTCAACTGGTGCTGCTACGGTAACTGTTTTATACATTCAAAATAACAACCTCTCATAAGGAGCAGGTCATGGGTTATCTTTCTGACGCAAGAGCGGTTACTACGATTAGCGGTTCAGCTTCTATATCAGGGAGGGTCAGGTTAACTGGTTTGTATTTTACAAGCAAAGCTAGTGCTGCCATGACTTTTTTAAATGGGTCTGCGGAAGGTGCAAACCTTCTGACGATTTCATCTTCTGGGGGAGCTTCAGGTTCTGAGACACTTAACATACCTAACCAGGGTATATTGTTCTCAGACGGCATTTTAGTAACAGCTTCTACAGCTAGTAATATTCCAAGTTTGACGATTTTTTACGAAGCTTAAAATGGCTGAGAGAAAAAGCAGAGGCATGGGAATTAAAACTTCTGTGAAATCTGGTAATTTTCGCTCTACGAAGAGTGGAGCGGGAATGACTAAAAAAGGAGTAGCAGCATATCGTAGAGCCAATCCTGGTTCTAAACTTAAAACCGCAGTAACAGGAAAAGTTAAAAAAGGCTCTAAAGATGCAAAAAGACGCAAATCTTTTTGTGCGAGATCTGCTGGACAAATGAAAAAATTTCCAAAAGCTGCTAAAAATCCGAATAGCCGTTTACGACAAGCTAGAAGAAGGTGGAAATGCTAATGGAAAAAGAAGATATACAGAGAGTCTTTGGTAAAGATATAAACAGCAAAGTTGCTGTTCAAGGTAATGAGATAAAACATATGCAACAAGATATGGATGATATGAAAGCTGATATAGAAGAAATTAAAAAGTCTTTAGTTGAAATTCATGCTGTATTATCAGAAGCTAAAGGTGGATGGAAAACATTGATGTGGGCAGCAGGCGCAGGAAGTGCCATAACTGCTTTTTTAATTATGCTTCAACAATTTTTTTGGGGAAAGTAAAATGACTAAAGAAGATAAAGAGCGAGAGCGTAGAGAACGTGAAAACCGCAAAAGAAGGAGTGAGTTAAAGGGAGGCAGATTGTCAGATACTGTTCGTAAAAGAATGTTGGCTGAAGATCCTGATGCACATGAAAGAGATTTTCCTAAAAAATATATGGAAACTAGGAAAAAAATATCTAACCAAAAAGGTAGTGGTCCAAAAGGTAGTGGTCCAAAAGGTAGTGGTCCAAGAGGTGGTGGTGGTTTAGGTGGCGCAGGTGCTGGAGGTATAGGACCTTTAAAATTAATAAAACCTCCTTATAAAAAAATGAAAAATGGCGGAGAAGTCGTAGCAAAGAAATCTAAGAAAAAGGGTAGACGAGGTATGGGAGCCGCTACTCGAGGTGGAGGATCGGTAGCGTAATGGGAGCCCCTAAAATTCCTTTAATAGCTCGTAAAGTGTTGGGTGGAGGTAATGTTGCTCAACTTATAAAAGAGGGCAAGTCTGTTAAAGAAATAATGAAACTTGCTAGAGATAGAATGGGAACAAAGTTTGATTACTCGGAGTTTACTAAAGGAATTAAAAAGAAAAGAAGAGTAGGTGTCAATAAAAAAGTTAGAAAAGAGAAAAAAGAAGACGCAATAAACAGAGCAAAAGTAAACGCGGCTAAGAAAAAACAAAGAATGGAAGAACTTTTTCCTGAAATAGATGAGTTTGATCATCCCCTTGGAATTGATGATATAACTGATATTGGTTTAAAAGACGGTGGGTTAGTTTGTAAAAAACCCAGAAAGAAAGGCAGACGAGGTATGGGTGCTGCCACTAGAGGCGGAGGAGCAATTACATAATGACTGTTAAAAAGAAAAATACTACTAAGAAAAAATCGGGTTCTAAACCTACGAATCCATCTTTATATGCTCGTGTAAAAGCAGAAACAAAACGCAAATTCGATGTTTATCCATCAGCTTACGCTAATGCTTATTTAGTAAAAACATACAAGAAAAGAGGGGGAGGCTACGCATAATGTCCCTTAAAGAATGGTTTGGTAAAGGTTCTAAAGGAGATTGGGTAGATATCGGAGCTCCTAAAAAAAAAGGGAAATATCAAGCCTGTGGACGCAAGTCAACCAAGAAAAGCAAACGTGGTTATCCGAAATGTGTGCCAAGAGCAAAAGCAAAATCAATGACTGCGGCACAAAGAAAGTCAGCAGTACAAAGAAAAAGAGCTGCTGGAAATCCTGGTGGTAAACCTAGAAATGTAGCAACAATTGTTAAAAATAAAAGGAGAAAAACATGAACGTAAGTCCAAGAAAAAGAATGGCTATGGGAACAAAAATGGCTAAAGGAAAAGCTAAGGGTGGTCCTGTGAAGACTAAAATGGCTAAGGGTGGTTCTGTTAAAAAAATGATGGGTGGTGGCATGATGAAAAAAGGTTACGCTAAAGGTGGTGCAGTAAGAAGAAAGATGGGTTAATGGCTTATCTTATAAGCAATATTCCATACACTAAGGTTTGGATTAGAAAAGAATTTACACATGGACATCAAAAATACCACGGTGAGTTTGTTCACGGATTGGCGGTGGCTGTTACAACAATGCCAGACCGATGTCTCAGCTTCCAAATTATCTTTACAGGATGTGAAACGGATGAAACAGAGGAACCTAACATTACTGGAGGGGCAATGTGGGCTAGAATGCCAATCACAGCCCTCTGTGGGGACATCACATTCAATGATTGGCCTGAAAGAATGGAAACACACCTTGCTCAACCGTGGGATTGTCCATCGCATCACCACACAATTTTGGAACTTCAGAGGTGTAAACCATCTCCCTGGTTATGTAAGATTGACGGAGATTTCTATAGTGGACGGTATTTATTCACTATCGACTATACCGAAAGTGAAATCGCAGATTGTCCAGCCCAGCACAAGCAGAGTCATGTTATTGTGTTAACTGAAGGAAAATGGGAAGGCAATATGGTCGCTTTACCGAACAACAGGGTTAGAGTTACTTCCCCTGCATTATGGGCTACTGGAGAAGGTGCTCCAGACTTTCGCCCTAGTCAACATACGCATTGTGCAGAACAGGATGACAGTTACATGGATCCTGATGTAACATTTAATAATCTCTATAGTGAGGAAGAAAATGGCAATCTCAAGAAAACAAATGCCAAAACAACTAAAAGGAAACAGAAAGCCAATACCAAAAGGAAATAAAGGTTTGGCTAAATTAAAAAAAGTAGCTCCTCAAGTTGTTGCTAAAATGGGTTACAAAAAAGGTGGTCTTGCGGCTAGTTTAAAAAAACTTAAAAGATCACAAGGTTCTTCAATTGAGGGAGAGATAAGTCCTCGCATGAAAAGAAGAATAGACCAAAAAATAAAAGAAGAAAAAGAAAAAAACAAAAATGTAAGCGGAAAAACAGGAAAGCAAGGCAGGCAAGGTAAACAACGTACTCCTATTACACCTGATTCGCCCCAACCAAGAGAAGTTCCACCTAGAAAACCTCGTTTTCCAAGAACAACACCTCGTGGAAGAAGAGTAGGTAGACCAAAAGGAAGGGTGTATAACATCTAATGGCTACTTCAAATACAACTACTTTTAATTTAAATGTTGATGATGCTATAGAAGAAGCATATGAGCGTTGCGGTATGCGTATGACTGCTGGATATCAATTAAGCTCTGCAAGACGTTCTTTAAATCTTTTATTTTTAGAATGGGCAAACAGAGGATTAAATTTGTGGACAATTGAACAAGCAAATTTAAGTTTAGTTGCATCTACAAATAACTACAACTTAGATACTGATGTGGTTAATGTTTTGACAGCGGTAGTTAATGATACAAACGATATTGCAATTGATCGAATAAGTAGGGCTGAATATTTAAATTTACCAAATAAGTCTACAACTGGTAGACCTGCACAGTATTATGTTGAGAGAACAAATGTTCCTAAGATTTATGTATATCCTACTCCAGACAAAGCATATACATTTAAATACTATAGAATTAGACGTATACAAGACTCTGGAGATTATACAAACACGTTAGATGTTAATTTTAGGTTTCTCCCTTGCTTATCGGCAGGACTAGCGTATTATTTATCTTTAAAATTTGCTCCAGATAGAACTCAAGTTTTAAAAAGTTTATATGAAGAGGAGTTTACTCGAGCAGCTGCAGAGGATAGAGATACTGCTAGTGTTAGTTTTGTTCCTCAGGTAGTGTCATAAGATGTCTGGATATGCTTCAGGAAAATATGCATACGGACTATGTGATGTTTGTGGGCAGAGATATTTTTATCAAGATTTAAAAAAGAACTGGAAAGGTTTTAAAGTTTGCCCTGAAGATTATGAACCAAAGGAACCACAACTAGAGCCTTTAAATTTTAGATCAGATGCAATTGCTTTATTTGAGCCAAGACCTGATATAGAAGAAAAATTAGAAGTTTTTGTGGGGGGAACTGGAGACAGTACTTTTGAATCTGATGGTATGGAGCCTTCTCCTATATCTAAAGATATAGTGGCTTCCGCAACAGTCGGAACAGTAACGGTGGTGATAACATGAATTATAGTGAACTATTAACAAACGTAAGAAATTATACAGAGGTAGATAGTAACGTATTTACAGATGCTGTTATTGATACTTTTATAACATTAGCTGAGAATAAAATTCTTAGAGAAATTGACTTAGATGTATTTAAAAGAGAAGCAACAGCTAATATGACAACTGGAAATAGATTTCTAGCTACACCTACAGATATTTTAACTCATCGCTACATTATGATAACAGATGGTAACGGTGATCAAGTTTTTTTAGAGTTTAGAGATCAATCTTTTATGGAAGAGTATTGGCCTAATTTTTCTAATACTTCTACTCCTAAATATTGTTCAGTTTTTGATTCTGATACTTTTTATATTGCACCAACTCCAGATCAAGATTATTTAACTCAACTTGGATATATTGCAAGACCTGCACAGTTGTCTTCTACAAATACAACTACATGGATAAGCACAAATGCTCCAGAGGCGTTGCTTTATGCGGTGCTAATTCAAGCTCATAGTTATTTAAAAGGACCTATAGATATGTTGCAATTTTTTCAACAAAGCTATACTCAGGCTTTACAAGGCTTGGGAGTTGAGCAACAAGGTAGAAGAAGGAGAGATGAATACAGAGATGGAACTTTACGAATTCCATTAAAATCTGTTTCGCCTGGTCCATAAGTGTTGTAAAATCTAACTTTAAGAGGATTTTTATGTTTGAGATTAAAATGGGTACTCTTTTACAACCTATAGTCAAAACCAGTAAAGATGGAGGTCTTTCTATGGAGGATTTGACAGAAGCTTGTGTTAGTAAAATATTATCTGTATCTGAAACTGCTCCTCCTGAAATACGAGAACAAGCTAAATTTTTTCAAGACAAGTTACAACAAGTTATTTTTAATTATTTAAACCAAGCAGCACAATCGCAAAAAGATACTTGTGTTCAAGTATGCGTTAAGGCAGGAGAGCAAAAGGCTGCTAACATTTTAAGGAGGCTATAATGGCTATTACTCAAGCAATGTGCTCTAGTTTCAAACAAGAGTTATTAGTAGGCACACATAATTTTACAAACAGTTCTGGAAACACTTTTAAACTAGCGTTATTTACAAGTTCTGCTAGTTTAGGTGCTGCTACTACAGCTTATTCATCATCTAATGAAGCTAGTGGAACTAATTACTCAGCAGGAGGAAATACATTAGTTAATCAGACACCTACTTTGGATAGCACGACAGCTATTACTGATTTTTCAGATAGTTCATGGAGTAGTTCTACTATAACAGCCAGAGGAGGTTTAATTTATAACTCTTCTGCTAGTAATAAAGCAGTAGCTGTTCTTGATTTTGGATCAGATAAATCTTCTTCAAATGGCACATTTAGCGTTATTTTTCCAGCACCAGCGGCTTCTACTGCAATTATTCGCATAGCGTAACGGAGAAAAGTTATGGCTTTAATTCAAGCTGATCGAGTAAAAGAAACTACTACTACGACTAGTACGGGTTCTTACACTTTAGCAGGGGCTGAAACGGGTTTTCGGTCTTTTAATACTGGTGTAGGGGCAAATAATACTTGTTACTATGTTTGTACAGATGGCACAGATTACGAGATTGGTTTAGGAACATTGTCGAACTCCACAACTTTAGCTAGAACAACTATCTTTACCTCATCTAACTCTAACAATGCAGTTAGTTGGGGTGCTGGTAGTAAAGATATTTTTGTAACGTATCCTGCTAGTAAAGCTGTGCCTAAAGGAAGAAGTGTGGGTCTAAGTTTAATTTTTGGAGGGTAAGAAATGACTGCACCGAATATCGTAGATGTAGGCACAATAACTGGTAAAACTAATTATTTTGCTTTATCTAGTACAAATGCAACAGTTATAGCAACTAATACTGCATCTAGCGGAAAAGTTTTTAAAGTAAATAGTCTAGTAGTAGCTAACGTAGACGGAGCTACTGCTGCTGATATAACCATTACAGTTAACTCTGCCGATGATGGGGCAGGTACTGCTTACGCATTAGCAAAAACTATATCTGTTCCAGCAGATGCCTCTTTAATTGTAATAGACAAGTCTACTGCTGTTTATCTTGAAGAAGACAGATCTATAGTTGCTACTGCTGGTTCTGCTAATGATTTAGAAATTGTAATAAGTTATGAAGAGATCAGTTAATGAGCGACAGATATCCAGGAGGAGTTCTTTCAACAGAAGGAGCAACAGCTAGTTTAACTTCTGCTACAGGAATGTGGACATTAGCCCAGCAACTGGGCTATAAGGCATTGAATGTTTGGCCTTTATCCTCTGTATTTGTTACTCAAACCTTTACCGCTACTGGTACATCATCTTTCAAGGCTCCTGTTGGAGTCACCTCGATAGAATATCTCGTTGTCGCTGGAGGTGGATCGGGAGGTGATAATGGTGGCGGAGGTGGCGGAGCAGGAGGCTTTAGAACTGGAACTGCGACTGTATCCCCTGGCACAGAATATCAAATAACTATCGGGGGTGGTGGAGCTAGTGCAACAAATAATGGAAATGATTCTGAAATTGATAACATAGGGAGTGGAACTGTTACCTCTACTGGTGGAGGAGGTGGAGGCAGTTCTGGTCCTGATTCACCAAATTATGCTGGATATGATGGAGGTTCTGGTGGCGGAGCACAACAAAGTGCAAGTTCTGGAAGAAATGGGTCTGGCACAGTAGGTCAAGGAAATGATGGTGGTGATGGAGTAGGAGGTGGCTCTGTTTCTGGTGCAGGAGGTGGTGGTGCAGGAGAGGCTGGCACAAATGCTGGCGGTCCAGGACACGGAGGATCTGGTTCTATTTCATCATTAATAGGAGTAGCAACTACTTATGCTGGAGGAGGAGGAGGAGGTTTTTCTACAGCAGGAAATGGGGGCTCTGGCGGGGGTGGAGATGGTGGTGACGGAAATAACAATGGAACATCAGGAAATGCTAATACTGGTGGTGGTGCTGGCGGAGGAGGTGGTTCAAATGGTCGAGGCGGGGCAGGTGGCTCTGGAATCGTGATCATTCGTTATAATCTTCCGATAGCAAATGCTATTGAATTTACAAAAACACAAAACTGGGTTTGCCCTACTGGTATAACTTCTGTGGATTTTTTAGTTGTTGCAGGAGGTGGAGGGGGTGGATCAAATGCCGCTGGAGGAGGTGGAGCGGGCGGCTTTAGAACAGGAACTCAACACTCTGTTATAGAAGGCAGTACATATACAATTACAATAGGTGCAGGTGGAGCAAAGGGAGCTAGTTCTTCTGGTTCAACAGGCTCTAATGGAGAAGACTCTTCTTTTTCTAGCATAGTATCTACTGGAGGTGGAGGTGGTGGGGGAAGCGTTCCAGGTGTAGCTCCAGGTAGTTCAGGAGGTTCAGGAGGAGGCGGTGGAGCATATGCAGGACAAGGAGGAAGTGGAACTGCCTCACAAGGAAATGATGGTGGTGATGGTGCAGCAAACCCAAATCTAGGTGCAGGGGGAGGTGGAGGTGCAGGTAGTGTGGGTTCAGATGGTTCTGGAGGAACTGGAGGTGCTGGGGGAACAGGATCAACTTCTTCTCTTTCAGGAAGTGATGTGACATATGCAATTGGGGGAACAGGATCAACTACAGCTTCTTCAGGTTTATCTAATAGAGGTAACGGAGGAACTGGTGGAACAGGTGGTAATTTTGGTGCGGCAGGAGGCTCTGGAATCGTGATACTCAAGTTAAGGACAGATTAATGACAAAAATTTACAGATTTACAGGGGTTGATATTGCGGTTCATTTACTTAGGCCAGATGCCAGATGGGAGTTAAGTTCTGAAAATGGTGGTTTACATTTTTCAAGGTGGGAAGATGAAAGACCTTGCCCTACAATAAAAGAAATACAAAAGGTTCAACAGCTAATGAAAGAAGTAGAAGATAAAATACCTACTGTTTGGAAAAAAGCTCAAGTACAACAAATACACAAAGAACAAGGAGGTTAAAGTGGCTCATTTTGCAGAATTAGATTCTAACAATATTGTTCTAAGAGTTGTCGTTGTAGGTAACGAAGATACTGCGGATGCAAAAGGCGTTGAAAAAGAATCTATCGGTCAAGCACATTTAGAAAAAGTTTTAGGTGGCACATGGAAGCAAACAAGTTATAACGCAAAGATTCGTAAACATTATGCAGGAAAAGGATTTACTTACGATGCTTCTCGTGATGCTTTTATAGCACCTAAACCATTTAACTCATGGGTTTTGAATAATGATACTTGTGTGTGGGAAGCACCAAAAGCATATCCTACAGACGGTGGAATTTATCAATGGAATGAAGAAAAGTTAGATTGGATTCTTCAGGAGGTAGACTTGAATGTTTCTTTAACAGGAGTTCAAGTATCTGCACAAGTTTCTTCTATGTTTACAATTGAGCCTACGGATATTGAAGTTAGCGTGGAAGGTAGTTCTTTACAAACGCATTTAAGTTTTAGTGCTAGTAATGTGAGCATTACATAATGAGTATGCGAAAAAAATATTCAGGAAGTGTTGTTAGGGCAAATCCTGTTGTTCCAACAGAGGATTCAGCATCAGGTATTTGGACGTTAGATCAACAAAACCAAAATCAAAAAAGAGGCACATGGCCTTTTGTTGGTGATCCGAACTTCAAAGATACCGTTTTACTTTTACATGGTGATACGAGTCAAACACCTTCTAGTGAAAGTCAATCCGCAGATAACCAAGAGGTTCGTTTAATTGGAGATGCGAAAGCAACTAATTGGAATCCTTTTAATTTGCCAGAAGGGTATTGGAGTGTTGCTTTTGATGGGTCTTCTCATATTGATGGTACATTGTCTTCTGCGATTGGCACAGGTGATATGACAGTAGAGTTTTGGTTTAATCCTACAAGTTTTTATAATTACATTGCCATGTTTGCCATAAGTGCAGGAAGCAATAGAGGTGCTGGATTTAATATAGGAACAGAAAGTACTAATTCTGGACAATTAAAATTTGTTGATACAGGGTTAGGCTCTAATCTTACAGTTAATAGTCAACTTGAATTAGGTGTATGGAAGCATATTGCTTGTACTAGATCAGGAACTACGGTTCGACTTTTTGTTAATGGAACTGAAGTGGGTTCTTATACTGATGGTCAAAACTGGACAGGCACAAGTTTTGCTGTGGGGGGTAGATCTGATGATGGAACAGAAGAGTGTACAGGTTACATAGCTAATTTAAATCTTGTGATCGGTACTGCAAAGTATACAACCAGCTTTTCTAAACCAACTTTTCCAATCACGGCTCATGTAAATACAAAGTTACTTACTTGCCAATCAAACAGCTTTGTAGATAAATCAGTAGATTCAAGAAGTATATCTTTAGATGGCACACCAAGAGTAGAAACATTCTCACCTTTCTCATACACACCAATTGCTGTTGAAAATAATTACGGTAGTTATTATTTTGATGGTAGCACTACACAGGTTGCTTATCCCTCAAATGTGAACGAGTTTACCTTTGGAACAGGAGATTTTCATTATGAGTTTTGGCTATACCCTACTGGTGGTTCTGGAGCTCAAAGAACTTTAATAGGAAGAGATAGCACAGGTGATGCTAACATTAATTATATTTATCTAACCACTGGAAATCATTTTAACTGGTATTTAACTGGTTCTATAAATTTAGGTAGTTCGACACTTATACATTTATATTCTTGGTATCACTTAGTGGTTTCTAGAAAAGATGGCACATTACGTTTGTTTGTAAACGGAGAGCAAAAAGCTTCTGCTGCAAATACAACAAGTATGATAGATCCTGTTCACACAACTATTGGTTCAGGAGATACTGATGGTACACAACATCCTTTTACTGGTTACATTTATAATGTAATTGTAAAGAGTAAAGGTGTAGATAGTGTTACCGTTCCAACAAAACCAACAGAACTAACTTTAACCGAAGGTGAGAACTCCGTTTACTTTGATGGTAGTGGGGATTATTTAAAATTAACTAATACTAATTTCACAGACTTTGATTTTGGAACTGGACCATTCTTAATTGAAGGTTGGATATATTACACTACTTTAGGAACTACAATACTTGGTCAAACTGGTTGGGGCAATGTTTTTCAAAGGAACATCACTAGCAATGTGTTTCAATTTTATCAAGCTGCTTCAGCAGGAGATAGTGGAGCTTATTGGATAACAGGAACGACAACTCTTCAGACATATAAATGGTATCATTTTGCTCTTCAAAGAGATAATTCTGGAAATTTAGATTTATGGGTTAATGGATCAAGAGATGCAACAAATACCACTTATGCTTCAACAGAAATGAAGTTTCATTCGGGTAAAGGTGATATAACAGTAGCTTATTGGAATGGTGGTGTTTCTGCTGGTGTAAATTACATTTCAAATTTAAGAATAAAAAATTCTGCTGTTTACACATCTGGAGCAACAATAACTGTTCCAACAGCACCCTCTCCAGCAACAACTGGAGTGTTACTGGCCTGTGCTTCTAGATACATTGAAGATAGATCTCCAGCGAACCATGATATAGCAGCGTATGGAAATGCTGTTGTTTCAGGATTTAATCCTTTTAATGAGGGATATTGGAGCGTTCATTTAGATAGCACTTCTGACAAGATTCAAGTGGCTACCGCATCAGCTTTACCTTCTGGTACAGCAGCTAGAACAATTGAGTTTTGGGCAAAGGTTTCAGGAGCTCCTGATAGCACACAATACTTTTTTGGTTATGGAAACAATTCTGCGGGCGGTAATTTTAGTTGGGCAAGAAATGGTTCTGGAAAATTCGCATTCTTTGGTTACAACGGATATGATTGGGATACAACAGTAGATGTTCCATTAACAAAATGGTTTCATGTAAGTTTAACCTATAATGGCTCGCAAATTAAATTTTATTTAGACGGAAGTTTAAGTCATACGCAGTCGTATAGTGGATCAACTGCTTCTGTTTCTAATTTATATATAAACCAAGAGGCTAGTGGATCTGGTTTTGCTTTTGCTAATTTAAAAATTAGCAATTTTATTATGTATTCTTCAGTAGTAAGAACAGGAGACTTTACAGCACCTACTGTTCCTGAAACAGATACAACAAACGTGGTTCTTTTAGTTGCTCAATCTAGTAGGCCCATAGATAACTCTTCTAACTCAAATACAGTTACTCTTACAGGGGCTACTATTGATGAAGACATCCCATTCACACTACCATCGAGACAAACAAAACTTCTTGCTGTACACAATAATCAAGATGTAAATAATAATTCTTTTCAAGATTCTTCTTTGTTAAAAAACTTTATTACTAGAACAGGGAACGTGGCTCAAGGTACGTTTAGTCCGTTTAGTGCGGAAGAGGGGTATTGGAGTTATTACTCAGATGGCGATGATGCTTTTACTGTTGCAGCATCGTCAGAGCATACATTAGATGCTGATTTTACCGTGGAATTTTTTGTGTATCCAATAGAAACTTTTGGTCATCACATTTATTTGAGTGCAATCAACGGTAGTGCTGATTTGCAAATTGGTTACAAGTCTGGAGATAGGTATTTACACGTTTGGTTAAGTGGTGGAGGTAACAAAATATTGGGAGCTTCATCAGCAAATTCTTTAATACGAAATCAATGGAATCATGTGGTATTTTGTAGATCAAGTGGAACCATTGCATTGCTGAGTAATGGTAATAGGCTCGACACCGCATCAGATACTCAAACTATGAATTTCTCAGGATTAAATATTGGAAGATATTCAAGTGGTGGCTATGATCAAATTCAATATATGTCTAATGTTCGTATTGTCAAAGGGTCTTGTGAGTATGATATATCTCAAACTACATATACTCAACCATCATCCCCACTAACAGCTATTACAAATACAAAATTACTTACTTTACAGAGTAACAGGTTTGTTGACAACTCTACTTCAGGTCATGTTTTGTCGGTTGTTAACACACCAAAAATAACGTCATTTGCACCCTTTGCACCTCGTAGATCGTACAGTAAAGAAGTGGTAGGGGGTAGTGCGTATTTTGATGGAACTGATGACAAGCTTACAGTGGCTTATGGGGAGAGTATTGGAGCAGGTGATTTTACTATCTCTGCATGGGTTTACAGAACATCTAGTGGAACATATCCTGTGATTTTAGATACAAGATCAAGTGATGCAGATACTAAACCAGTAATTTATACAGATGGTTCTAGCTTATATTATTATACTGCTGGAGGTATTCGTATTACTGGTTCTAGTGCAATTAACAATAATGAATGGATTTTTGTTAGATTAGTAAAAGAATCAAATGTTACAAAACTTTTTGTAAATGGAACGCAAGTTGGTAGTGATTATTCAGATAGTAATAACTATACGCCAACAAACGATTGGGAAATAGGTAGTAGGCATACTGATCAGCACTACTGGCCTGGATATATTTCAAACCTTCAAGTTGTTTTAACTGCTTTAGATGGAACTTCTGTGCCAACAGCACCTTTTACATCTGATGCAAACACAAGATTACTTCTAAACTCTACTGATGGTGCTGTGATAGACAACACAGGAAAAAATAATCTTGAGACAGTTAATGATGCAAAAGTATTTCCTTATACTAAAAAATTTGGTAACGGATCTATGTACTTTGATGGTACTGGTGATAAAATGATTCTCCCTCATTCTGAATTACAACAACTTAATACTGGGCAATTCACAGTAGAATTATTTGTATATTTTACTGCTACTGACGCCAGACAAGGATTTTTTGGGAATGATGGGGGTTGGTATTTTCAAATTTATGACGGTGAATTAGAATTTGCTCTAGGTGTTAGTGCGATTATAGAAAGAACATTTTCACATAGTCTTAATCAGTGGTATCACTTAGCTGCTACTAGGGATTCGTCAAATGATGTTCGTTTGTTCATTGATGGCACTCAACAAGGAGCAGTTGTAAATAGTACTGCTAACTTGCGTCATAATTCTAATGTATTTCATATTGGAAATATCGGTCCAAATACTACTAGACCTTTTAAAGGGGGGTATATGGATGAGATTAGAATAACCAAAGGTGTTGCTAGATACATTTCAGACTTTACCGCCCCAACTAGAGCGTTTAAAAATAGGTGATGAATGAACAATGGACCCAGTAACGATACTTTCAGCGGCCTCTTTGGCCTTCAATGGTGTCAAAAAAGCCATTCAGGTTGGAAGAGATATGGAAGATGTTTTCAAACAATTATCTGTTTGGAGTGGTCATGTTTCTGATTTACAAGAATGGATGGGTCAGGAAAGAAAGTTTAAAAAACCTACTCTATGGCAAAAACTAACGTGGGACAAAAGCGAAACCGCAGAGGCATTTGATGAACTTATTGCAAAAAAGAAAATTAAAGAGATGGAAGATGCAATCCGCCATGAATTTACCTGGGGAAAATTGCACCACTTGGGCATGGATGGGCCTTATGGCTACAAAGCCCTTATCAAGATCCGTAGAGAGATTAGAGAAAAACGCAAAAAAGAAGTATACAATCAGATGCGAAGAAGGAAGGCTTTCATTTATAACACAAAAATGGGAGTGGCAATTGGAACCCTTGTACTAATATTAATATGGATAAGTCATTTTTTATGGACAGCTATTATGGAAGCAAGTAAATGATTAGCATAGCTTTTTGGGTAGCTACTTTAGTCCCAAATGTAGGCCAGTACTATTGTAAGTTACAATGGGTAGAAAGAGAGTTGTGTTATTACTGGTGTGCTAATACTAGAAGAGGATTTAACTGGTTTGAATCAAAAACGGTAAACGGTTGTAAATTAAATAAATTGTTTTATAAAGTAGAAAAGGAAAAATCTAGTGCTTAATTTAATATCAGGGTTATTACCAATAGGCGAAAAGCTTGTAGACAAGCTGATCCCCGATCCACAGGCAAAACAGAAAGCTCTTCAACAGCTAAAAAAAATGGAACAAGACGGGAGTCTTAAACGCATGGAAGCTGAGTTTGCTGATAAAGATAGCGCAAGACAACGTGAGATGGCTATCTCTACCAGCGAACATAGTCCCTGGTTAAATAAAATTATTACCAGTTTACTCGCCCTTGGGATTGTAGGACTTGCTTTTTCTTTATTTGCTGTCATTTTATTTCTTGAGGTGACTCCTGCAAATAAAGATATTTTAATTTTCTTGTTAGGTAATTTGACCACGTTAGTCGGGTTGGTCTGTTCTTATTATTTTGGGAGTTCGGTAGGTAGTAAAGATAAAACTGAAGAAATAAAGGGGTTAATGAAAAAATGATGGATTGGAATATGAGCACTTATTTTACTCAATATGAGTTTAAATGTTCGCATACTGGACAATGTGACATGAACCCAGATTTTATAAGTAAATTAAACGAGCTCCGTACAGCTTATGGTAAGCCTATGAAGATAACCTCTGGTTACAGAAGTACAAGTCATCCAATAGAGCGGAAAAAACAAACTCCTGGAGCACACACTACAGGTCAAGCTGCTGATATAGCAGTATCAAGAGAAGATGCTTTTCACTTGTTATCTCTTGCACTATCAAAAGGTTTTACAGGGATAGGAATACAACAAAAGGGCTCAGGCCGCTTTATTCATTTAGACACTTTAGAAAATTCGGAGGGTAGACCCAGACCTACGATCTGGTCTTATTAATCAATGTCATATTCTAGTTCTCCTTACTCACAAGCTCCTTACTCCGCAGAGGGTCAACCTGCTGTTGATCCTAATGTATCTGTTGATGTTACAGGAGTAAATGCTACAGGAGCAGTAGGGACACTAACTGTAACAGGAGATGCTTCTATAACTCTAACTGGTTTAGCAGGAACAGGAGCAGTAGGAACAGTTACAGTTGGAGAAGGTGTTGGTGTAACTCTAACAGGTGTAGAAAATGGTCAGATTCGATATACCGTAACTGCGGTCACAGGAGCCTATGTTGTTGACGGTGTAAATAATCCTGCTCTTACTTTAACCAGAGGATTAACTTATTACTTTGATATAAACGCATCAGGACATCCTTTCTTTTTACAAACTGTAGCTGCTCCTTATAATTCTGGTTATTTATATAACACAGGGGTTACGAATAACGGTACACAGTCAGGCACATTGACATTTACTGTTCCATTTAATGCTCCAGATACTTTGTATTACGTTTGCCAGTATCACTCCAACATGGGCAATCAGATTAGCATTGTTGACCAAGTTGGTGATGTAACCGTAAACACAAGTTCGCTTCTTAATGTAACTGGAGTAAGTGGTACAGGTGCAGTTGGCGATGAAACAGTAAACTTTGGTTCATCTATTAACTTAACTGGAGTAAATGGTACAGGAGCGGTCGGAACTGTATCTATACCAAATGTAGGTATCTCTCTAACAGGGGTCAACGGAACAGGAGCCATTGGAGATGTAACAGTTGATGCAGGAGGTAATGTCACCGTTACTGTAACAGGGGTTACTGGAACAGGTGGTGTAGGAAGTGTTACCATTCCTAATGTAGGCTTTACTTTAACGGGAGTGGCAGGAACGGGTGCTGTAGGTACAGTAACCGCAGGAGAAGAAACAAATGTGGCAAGGCCAAGCGGTGTTCAAGCCACAGGAGCAATAGGTACAGTCACAGTTGGAGAGGGTATTGGTGTAACTCTAACGGGAGTGGCAGGAACAGGTGGTGTAGGAAGTGTGACAGTAGATATAGTTACACCTGTTAACGTAACAGGTGTAGTAGGAACAGGAGCGGTTGGAAACGTAACGATACAGTTTCAACAAGATGTTTTTGTTTCTGGAGTAGGTGCTATAGGGGCAATTGGTAATTTAACTATTTGGGATCCTGTAAACGATGCACAAAGTGCAACATGGACAAACGTAATTAATTAGAGGTTGAAAAATGGCTCAGACATATGAAGATGGTTTAAAACTTAGCCTCATCACTCCAGGAACAGAATCTGGAACGTGGGGAGGTATTACAAACAATAATATAAAACAAATCGTAAAAGGTATGGGAGGATACAAATCAGTTACTGTATCTGGTACTTCTGCTACGATTAGCACTAGCGATGATGTTTCTCAAGATTTAGATTTTAGACAGTTATATCTAAACATAACAGGATCGTCTTCTGGTGCGTTTACTTTAAATCTTCCTGCAATTCAAAAAGTATATATCGTTAAAAACGGTATAAACCATGCCATGACTGTAAAACTTACAGGAGAATCTGGTTCGGGAGTAACAATTGCACAAGGAAAAGTTGGTATTGTGTATCTTACAGGAACTAACGCTGTAGCTGCTTTTGATAGTTTTCCAGCTGCAAATCTTACAGGAACTATTCCTGTAGCTAGTGGCGGAACTGGTTTAACGTCTGTTACAAGCGGTGCTGTGTTAATTGGTAATGGAACAGGAGCTTTAACTGTAAGAGCAGGTGGATCCACAAATGATGTTCTCACATGGAATGGTAGTACTTGGGTTTCACAGGCTCCAGCGGCAGGAAGCGGAACAGTAACTTCTGTTAGTGGTTCTGGAACAGTAGATGGAATTACTTTAAGTGGAAGTTTTACAACCTCTGGAACTCTTACTTTAGGTGGTGGAATAAGTGGAGTTGTAAAAACTACTGGGTCTAGTACGCAGACTATAGAAAGTCCTTTACTATCTACCGCGGGATCTGGACAATATTACATGGGAAGCACTAGTTATGCGATAGGTCAGTCAGGTGGATCTGTTAGTATTTCTGCTAGTGGAATAGGGTATCAATTATCTAGTTCGTACAATTTATTTACTAGAACTTTAGTCAGTCAATCTTCTCCTGTTGATTTAGGATTGAATAATTCAAACAATGCTTTCGGAAGTTTGTATTACACAGGAAGTTTAACGGCAGTTTCTGATCAACGAGAAAAAAATAATATTGCAGATTCAGATTTAGGTTTAAGTTTTATAAATGCATTAACACCTAGAAAATATACAAAAAAATTTGGAGCTTCTGTTTTTCAAAAATTAGATGAAAACAATATTCCTGAGTATTCTATTAAAACAGGATCAAGACCTCACTATGGTCTAGTTGCTCAAGAAGTAAAACAAGTTATGACCGATCAATCTATTTCTGATTTTGGCGGTTGGAAAATACAAGATACTACGGATGCAAATTCTACACAGTTCTTAGCTTATGAAGAATTCATATCTCCAATGATAAAAGCAATACAAGAGCTTTCTGCGAAAGTCACTACACTTGAAGCGAAAGTAAAGGAGCTAGAGTCTAAGTAATGGGTTACTTTAAACTTTCTCTTAAACCAGGTATTGATAAACAGAACACCGAATATGGTGCTGAGGGAGGATGGATTGATTGTGATAATGTTCGCTTTCGATATGCCTTACCAGAAAAGATAGGAGGTTGGACAGAGTTTCAATCAACTAGTGGCACAGCTACCTACTTAATTGGAATGGCTAGTAATTCTCATACATGGAATGGTTTAGATGGTTCACCTTATTTAGCAATAGGTACAGATAGAAAATTATATGTAAATTATCAAAACGCATACTACGATATTACTCCATTACGATCAGAGAATAATTCTTTAAGTAATGCTTTTACAACAACATCTGGAAGCACAACTGTAACTGTAAACGATACTGGTCATGGTGCTGTTCAAGGAGATTTTGTAACTTTATCTAGCACATCAGGTACTCCTGGTGGTATAGCAAACGCTAGTCTTCAAGGTGAATTTGAAATTCAACAAATTACAAATGTAAACGCATATATAATTCTTGCTGCAGCAACAGCTAGTTCTACAGCGACAACAGGAACAACTACTGCGGATTATCAAATTAATGTTGGTTCTTCTGTAAATTACTCTGATTACGGTTTTGGAGTAGGAACCTGGAATGAAGACGCATGGGGAACTGCTCGTTCTGGGGGTTCTGGCGGTATTCAATTAAGTTCTAGAATATGGCAGTTTGACACTTTTGGAGAAGATTTACTTTGTCAACTACAAGACGGAAAAATATTTAAATGGGATACATCGGTAGGAACAGGGACAAGAGCAACTTTAGTTACAAACGCTCCAACTAAAAGTGCTTTTTCAATTGTATCTACCCCTGACAGACATTTGGTTATGTTAGGAACAGAAGCAACTATTGGTTCATCAGGAACTCAGGATCCAATGTTTGTTAGATTTTCTAATCAAGAAGATATAAATACATTTGTAGAGACTGCTGAAAATACCGCAGGAGGTCAAAGACTAACTGATGGAAATAAAATTGTTACAGCGGTTCGATCTAGAAATCAAATTTTAATTTTAACGGATACATCTTTACATGGTATGCAGTTTGTAGGAACTCCATTTACTTTTGGATTCACTCAGTTAGGAGCTAACTGTGGTTGTGTTGGAGCTCATGCGGCAGCGGATGTAAACGGGTTAACTTTTTGGATGGGTACGGAAGCTTTCTTTGCATTTGATGGCACGGTGAAAAAACTACCATGTACTGTTCAAGATTATGTTTTTGATGACATTAATTTATTTCAAAAGAATAAATTCTTTGTAGGAATAAACTCTCAGTTTAATGAGTTAACTTGGTGGTATTGTTCTGCAAACGCAGAGCAAATTGATAGAGCAGTTACATTTAATTATTTAGAAAATGTTTGGCATATAAATTCATCTATACATAGAACGACATGGGCAGATGTTGGTACTTTTAATAAACCAATAGCTTGTGAGTTTTTCCCAGAAAATAATTCTGCATATACAGTATCAACTATAAATGGTTTGACTGCTGGAAGAACTTTGGTGTATGAACACGAAAGTGGTGTAGATGCAAACGGTTCTGCTATGAGTTGTTTTTTACAATCAGGATATTTTGATATTGGTGATGGTGATGAAATGATGTTTATGAGAAAATTTATTCCTGACTTTAAAGATCAAGTTGGAGATATAAACGTAAATTTATTTCTACGATCTTACCCAGAAGCAGATGCAACAAACAGTAGTCTTGACCCATACGTTGTTACAACGACAACAACTAAAATAGATACTCGAGCAAGAGGAAGACAAATATCTTTAAAGATTGAAAGTAGTTCTGCATCTTCAACATGGAGATATGGAACATTAAGAGTTGATGTACAACCAGATGGAAAACGATGAGTAAAATTGTAAATGTTAGATTACCAAATGCTGTTGGAGGAGATTATAGCCCTCAACAATTTGATCAGCTTGTTCGTTCTTTAGAACAAATTGTTTTACAACTTAACTCTTCTTACACTCCTACTGTCACAGAAAACAGAGATCAAGCACAAACTTGGTTTTTAGGGGGATAAATGGCTAACTCATACAGAAGATTTTTTCACAAAAATGTGGCTACAGGGTCAACAACTACGGTTATGACTGTTCCTGCTGCAACAACTGCAATTGTTAAATCTGCGATTGTAGAGAACAAAAACTCAAGTAACAACGAATTTAAAATGATTGCAGGATTAGATAGTAATGCTTCTGATATTACTTTATCTACTACAACTGTTTCTACTTTGACGGCTGTTGACCTGTTGGTAGGTGGTGCAAGTGCCTTTGGAGGAAGCGGTGCAAAAGGTCCCGTGATCCTTGAGGCAAATGACACGTTGAAGTTTCAAGCTAGTCAGGCTAGTGGAAATGTAATAATAAGTGTTTTACTAGTAGACAGAAACTAATGTTTTATAGGATAATCTATAGGTATGTAATCACGTTCTTTCATAACGTGCAGCCTATTGGACAACAAAAGAGAGGAATGTAATGGAAGAGGGGATTATGGGGCTTAACCCTCAAATGGGAATGCCTCAAACACAGAACATGAACCAAGAACCAAGGCCAGAGGATATTCAAGCCTTTGAGCAAATGAGACAGCAAGTCTCTCCTAAAGAGTTTTCGGATACAACACTTGATGGTGCTATGGCAGAAGATCCAGAGCTAGTTGGTGCTTTCAAAGAAATCTTGCAAGGTGCTGAGATGCCTCAGGAATTAGTTATGGCTTTGAAGCAATTAATTCAAGCTGTATTAAGTGATCCTTCTATGTATCCTCAGTTGGTTCAAGCTTTAATAGAGTTAGGGGCAGATGCGGAGGACATACCACCTCAGTTTGATCCATCTTTCGTATCTACTCTAGCTCTCGCCCTTGAAGAAGTAAATGTTTCTCAGCCTATGCCAGAAGAAGTTCAAGGTTTTTCTAAAGGTGGGGTGGTTTCTATGAAACCAATTGCTAATTATATGGCATCCTTAGGTAGAGGTGGAGATACCATGTTGGCTCACATTAATCCTGACGAGGCTCGTTTATTAAAAGCTCTTGGAGGAGCAGGAACAATTAATCCGCACACAGGTTTGCCTGAGTTTTTAATAAAGAAATTATTTAAGGGTGTTAAAAATGCGGTAAAGGGTGTGGTTAAGGGAGTGAAAAAATTTGCTAAATCAAAAGTGGGTAGATTAGTTATTGGTGCGGCTTTAGCTTATTTTGGTGGACCTATGGCTGTTAAAGCTCTAGGAGTTAAAAGTGCGGCTCTTCAAGCTGCAACCGTAGCTTTTGTTGGAAGCGCAGGTTCTGGATTTGTTGCAGGAGATGGAGTTAAAAATTCCGTAACTAATGGTTTAAAATCAGCCGCTGTAGCTGCTGTGGTAGCTCCTGGAATTAATGCAGCAATGGGAGATCCCTCGCAAGGTACTTTCTTAGAAAGGTATCAAGCAGGATTTAAACCAGAAAGTGGTTTCTTAGGAGGTAAAGAAAGTCTTTTGAAGCAACAAGAGGCAGCTCCAATAGAAACAAGAACAATTGGACAAGCTGGGCAAGTTGCTCCAACGACACCAGAAGGTGAACTTTTTTCAGGCATGGGAGAGTTTAGAGAGAATGTTGCTCAAGTAGGTGATCTAGGTACTAGAAATCTTGCTCAAGACACCAGCACTATGACTGATTTTTCGTATGATATAACTGGTGATGGAATAACTGGAACTCCTCCTACTGATTTTACTTCTGGATCTAAACAGTTGTCACTTGCACGGCCAAGTCTTGCAGACAAATATCCAAGTTTTGCAGAAAAAGCGATGCCTGGTTCACAACCTAGCACTAGTTTTGGTGATTATTTAAGAGAAATTGGTAGCGGTATTAGAAAATTAGGACCAGGAGGTCAAGATTTTGGAGAAGGTCTTAGTCAAATAGGAAGTGCTGTAGCTACTAAACCATATACAACGGCTGCACTAGGCTTAGGTGCTCTTCAAGCTGGAGGATACTTTACTCCTGAAGCACCATCTCCGTATGATTTATATGGTATAGATATGAGAAGAGGTTATGACTTATATAATAAAGATCCAAGCAAATATATGATTCCACTCCCAAGACCTGGAATACGATATGCAGATGGAGGTATAGCTCAAAACTTTCCTAGAAAAAACGGAGCTATAAATGGACCAGGAACTGGAACATCCGATGACATTCCTGCAATGTTATCTGACGGAGAGTTTGTATTTACTGCTAAAGCAGTTAGAAATGCTGGAGGCGGTGACCGTAAAGAAGGTGCAAATAAAATGTATTCGATGATGAAATCTTTAGAGAGGATGAGCTAATGGCATCTGATAATAGGATGTTTGGAGGTCAGTCTACTCAACCTGATCCAGAACTACAAGCTAGGAATATTGGTCTATTAGAAAGTTTTATAGATCAATATTACGGAAGATTCAAAGATGTACCAGACGAAAAGGGAGGAACTACAAGAGAGTTTGTTCCGCCAACGGAGGGCATTCAAGATCTCCCTGCAATACAAGCCGCACCCGCGGATTATTTTACAAATGAAGCTTCTTTAGGTTTAGGGAGAGAATTAAGAGAAGGTAGAGGTATTGGTGGTTATAAGAACTACCTAGATATGGGTATTGATGATGTAGCACAAGCCAGACCTTTATTTAGAGAGGGTATTCAAGCTTTACGAGATTCTAACAAAGCTTATGATCCTTCTGATGTTCAAAGATATATGGATCCGTATCAACAACAAGTTGTAGATGCGACTATGAAAGAAATGAACCGCCAAGGAAATGTAGCTAGAACTCAAGCCGCGGCAGGTGCTGTTGGGGCAGGGGCTTTTGGTAGCACGAGAGAAGGAGTTCAGAGAGCAGAGTTGGACAGGGGTTTAGCGGATGTTAAGTCACGAGCTTTAGCTGATTTATATTCTAAAGGATATTCTCAAGCTTTAGATGCATCAAGACAAGACTTTGCAAACCAACAAGCAAGACAAGCAAACATGGCATCTGGTTTAGGTCAGTTTGGTCAAGGCTTTCAAGGTCTTGGTCAGTCTTTAC